CAACGACATCAACGCCATCAAGTCGATGGGCATGGTGCCAGAAGGCTACTTCGTTAACCACTTCCTGACCGATCCAGATGCATGGTTCCTGATGACCGATGCGCCAAACGGTCTGAAGATGTTCCAGCGTTCGGATATCAAGACCGCCTTTGAAGGCGATTTCGATACCGGCAACGTGCGTTACAAGGCCCGCGAGCGTTATAGCTTCGGCTGGTCTGACTGGCGTCAGTGGTTCGGTTCGTCTGGCTCCACCTAATGGATTGGGGGCTTCGGCCCCCTTTCCTCCATTCTCAAGGAGAATCAGATGACCACGTTTAGCTTTCCCGTCAATATCCGAGGCCATGAACCGCTTGGTCCCGACGTCGTCAGCATGCGAGAGGGCCGCGTTTCTGGCCGCTACTCCATTACTGTCGGCATCGCCCAGACCGGCACGGCTGCGGGCGTGACTACCATTCCGCTGTTCGTGGCGCCCGAGGGCTCTCGCGTTTATGAGGCCACTCTCGACATCACGACTGGCTACGACAACACGACGACCAACTTCAACATTGGTACGGCGGCTGCCCCCACTCGCATCAAGGCGGGCACCAGCGTCAACACTGCCCGGCGCCAGAACTACGCGCCGACTGCCGCCCAGATCTCGGTGAATGCCATTCCCTTTGCGGCAGACACCACGATCCAGGCGCTTGTCTCTATTGACACGTCTGCGGTGACTGCGGGTTCGGTCATCGTTCACGTTCAGATTATCTAACGGGGTGTGGCAGGGCTTGCTTCGGCGGGTCCTGCTCTCCTTACCCTAGGAGCATATCATGCCCGCCATCAAGGCTATTCGCCTCATTCCCTTTCAAGTGTCAACTTCGGCGGCCACGACCAGCCCCGCTATCGACCTTGATTACCGTTTCGACGGTACGCCAGTCCGCGCCTTCTTCGTCCAGAAGAGTGCCGCTGCCGGCCCGTCCGTCTTTCTCGAAGCCGCGCCAACCACCGCTGGCCCGTGGATCGCCTTCGCTGAAGTGTCTGCTAACTCGGCCAGCACCATCGTCCCCTTCGGTCTTGACGTCCCCTTCGTCCGCACTTCTTATGCTGGCGGCGGGCCGCTCATCACCATTTACGGGGTTGTGTAGCGGAGAGTAGCGACCGTGGCAACCAGCGGCGTATCCAACTTCGATCCTACGTTCGATGATATTTTGCAGGATGCTGCCGCGATGGTTGGCGGTGGCCCTGTTCTCGCTGACGAACTCATCAGCGCACGGCGCGGTCTCGACTACCTGCTGACCGACCTTCAGAACAAGAACGTCCTTCTCCACAAGATCGAAACCACCGTCGTCCCCGTCTCCGCGTCCGTCTCTTCCATTTCTTTCGGCCCTTCCATCTCCGACGTTCTCGTCGCCAGCATCCGCACCTCCAGCACAGACATCGTTCTGGACCGCGACGGCTACGAGCGATGGGCAGAAATTCCTACCAAGTCCCAGACTGGCCGCCCCGTCCGCTACTGGTGGGATAGGCGCCGCGACTCCAACACCATGAACCTCTGGCCGCTTCCCGACCAGACCTACACCGTCGTCCTCACCATCCAGAAAAACGCCGAGAACACGCTTCGGGCCTTCGACAACATCGACGTGCCCCGCCGGTTCCTGCCCGCCGTCACTTACGGCCTCGCCTACTGGATCGGTCTCCGCCGTGGCAACCGCGTTGACGCCAATCGCCTCGCCCTCCTGCGCGCCGAATACGAACGGGCCGTCCGCGACGCCATGCGAGAAGACCGCGAACGAGGCAAGACGCTGATTAGGATTGGCCGCTGATGCCATACACCTATAGCACCCTCATCAATGACGTCATCGCCAACATGGAAGAGGACTCCGAGGAGTTCGTCTCGGCTCTGCCTTCCATCATCGAGCGCGCCCAATCCCACTTGCAGCGCCGCATCGACCCCATCAACATCATCCGCTTCACTGAAGTCTCGGTCAGTGCCGGCAATCGCACGCTGCCCCTGCCTTCCGATCTTCTAGTCCTCAAGTCCATCCAAGTGTGTGCGACGGGCGGCTGGAACAATCTGCTCGAACAAAACAACGAGTTCCTTACCGCGTACTGGCCAGACTATACTTCGGTGGCGCCCGCCAAATACTACGCCCCCAAGGACAACTACTCCATCTATCTGGCGCCCACGCCGCCGTCCGACACCGCCGCCCTCGTCGAATACATTCCGCGTGTCACCATTCTGAGTTCGGCGCACCCCACCAACTACTTTGCGGATCGGGCCGACACCGCCTTCTTTGCTGCCGCGATGATGTACTCCAACGCTTGGACGAAGAACGCGGGCGCCGTCACCATCTGGAAGTCTATCCTCGATGAAGAACTGGCTGTCCTCAACAACGAGGCTGCCCGTGCGCGCAGGTCCGACACTTCCAATCGCTATGACGGATCACCGGAGAACACCATTGCGGGGCAGCCGTAATGTCCGTTCTCGACATGTGGTCCGTATGTGACCGCTGCGGCTTCAACTATAAGCGCCGGCAACTCCGCAAAGAATCGACCAAGTTCGTCGTCTGCCACTCCTGTTATGACGGCAAGTACGACCTCAAGAGCCATCCTCAGAACCGGCCTTTCCGTCCGCGCCGTGAACTGCTTCCGGTCCCCGACGGTCGCGCCCAACAAGACCTTACCGTCTATCTGGCCACAGAAGCAGGCGGCTTCCTCCTTACCGAATCCGGCGACCAGATCATTGTAACGGACCTCGTTTGGACTCCGTCAATGAGCAGCCCGAACTAGGACCACAGGCATGGACATCAAGCTCCTATTCGATTTCGTCGCTACCTTCCTGTGGCCCCTGCTCATGGCGTATGGCGCGTACTTGCATCGGGAGATCTCGGCTGTGCAAACCAAATTCGAGAACCTGCAAGAAGCTCACCACAAGCACGTCGCCCAAGTCAACAAGGACTTCGCCACCCGCGAGGTTGTCTCCGACCTTGAAAACAAGCTGACAACTGTGCTAAACAGAATCGACGACAAAGTAACACGAATCCTTGAGGAGCGCAAGTAATGCCCTCGACTTTTGATCCACTCCTTCGCCTAGAACTCCAAGCGACAGGCGAGAACGCCACCACCTGGGGCGTCAAGACCAACAACAATCTTGACCTCATCGCCGCCGCCATCGCGGGCGTCGCTGTCGTCAGTGTGGCAGCAGGTGACGTCACCCTGTCCACGGCCAACGCCGCTACCGATCAGGCTCGCGCGGGCATCCTCCTTGTACAGGGCACCCTGACCGCCAACGCCAACATCATCGTGCCGGCTGCCTCCAAGATCTACGCCGTTCTTCGCAACACAACCGGCAACTTTGACGTCATCATCAAGAACACCGGCACCGGCACCGCGCTACCCCTTTCGGGCACTGACATCATTGTCTGTACGACTGCCACCTGCGTCGGCTTGCTGGGTTCCCTTAATGTTCGTATTCTTGAGTAGGCCGAATGTCGGCAACCCTGCAAGACCAGCAGCTAACGAATCTAAATTTTAGGGCAGGGGTCGTCAAGGAAAAGACGCGCCTCGACGCTGGCGCCTTCTGGACTGACGCCGACAAGATCCGCTTCCGTTTCGGGCGCCCGGAACTCATGGGCGGCTGGCAGCGCATCATCGACTCGTCGCAGGACGACAAGATCTTCGGCGTTCCCCGCTACCTGACTGCCGTCCGCAACCGCCTTGGCCAAGCCGCCGCCTTCATTGCCACCCACTCGGGCGTCTTCTCCTCCGAGCTTTCCTCCTTCTACAATCTAACTCCCATCGTGTCCACCCTCGCGTCCAGCAACAGACTGTCGACGACGGCGGGCTCGACCAAAGTTATTGTCTCCGTTTCCTCCCACGGCCTTACCGACGACACCCTCATCGAAGTGGTCTCCGCAGCCACGACCATCGGCGGCAATATCGTGCTGAACCCGATTTCTTCGGTGACAGCCCTTTTCCCCGTCAGCGTCATCGGCTCAAACAGCTTCGAGATCGACGCGGGCGTTACAGCCGTTGCCACATCTGTTGCTACTGGCGGCGCCATCACCATCGGCTTCTGCTACGACGCTGGCAACATTTCGACGGCTTTGCAGGCAGGCTGGGGCACGGGTCCGTGGAGCGGCAACTTTGGCTGGGGTACTCCCGCAGGCAACTTCCCTATCCCGCTCCGCCAATGGTCCGCAGACTTGTGGGGCACCAACATCATGGCTGTTCCCTCGGGCGGCCCCCTCATGTACTGGGATACGGGCACTGGCATCACCAATCGCATGACCATCGTGACTGCGGCGCCTTCCGTCAACCAGATTGTTCGCGTCGCTTCCGAAGCCAGGCACGTTCTCCTTTACGGCACCCATGACCTCAGCGGATCTTTTGACCCGCTCCTAATCCGGTGGTGTTCGCAAGAAGACTTCACGGACTGGACGCCCACCGCCACCAACAATGCGGGCGACTACCCGCTGCCGAGCCGTGGCTCCGAAGTCCGCGCCGTCAATCGGGTCGGTGACAAGACTGCCATCCTGACCGACACCGACCTATATGTCCAAGCCTACATTGGCGGCAACGACGTCTTTGGCTTCACGGCAGCAGCAGAACAGTGCGGTGTCATTTCCCGTAACGCGGCCATCGAATACGGGGGCACCCTCTATTGGATGTCGAACAACGGCCAGTTCTACCGGTACGACGGTCGCGTCACTTCCATCGAATGTACCGTGCTGCGCTTCATCTACGACAATCTCGACACCGACAACCTCGACAAAATCTACGCGGGCACCATCTCGACCTTCGACGAAATCATTTGGTTCTATCCGTCGACGGCCTCCCCTGACGGCGAAAACGACCGCTACGTCATCTACAACGTGGTCGAAAAGCACTGGACCATTGGCACCATGTCCCGCACCGTGTGGGAAGACAGCGGCACCTTCACCTACCCGCTCGCCATCGACGCCCTGCCCTACGACCTTTTCTATCAAGAGTTCGGCTACACGGCGGACACCTCTGCCCTAGCCTCCAACCTGCAAGGCGCATACTTCGACCAAGAAGACGGCAACAACATCATGTTCGCCAACAAGTTCGTGCCCGACTTCAGCAACCTCGCTGACAACACGCCCTACAGCGGCACCCTCCAAGTTCAACTGCAAGCGCGCAAGTATCCCGGCGCCCCCGTCATTACCAAGGGTCCCTTCACCATCACGGGCAACACCCAGAAAATCTCGTCCCGTCTTCGTGGTCGCGAGTTCGCCATCCAAATCCAGTCCTCCACCTCCTCTAGCGTACCGTGGCGGATGGGGCAACTTCGTATGGCAATCGAGCCTGACGGTCTCCGATGACCCGCCGCATTTCCTCCCGCACCTTCCCCGCCCCGCCCGCTGAGTGGGACGCCTCCTCCAAGGACGCTTGGAACCAACTCACTAAGGTACTCGAACAGAGCGACCTCTTCGATCTAGGCCGGCGCACCCGTCCCCAGTTCATTATTCAGGGCACCGTCAGCGCCCCGCTCACTGTTGACATGACCAATCCTTCCGTCACTGCCCTAACCAACGTCGTCGGTAAACTCCTGCTCGCCCTCCAATCTTCTAACTTCGTCGACGTTCGGTAGGTTTACTTTCTAGTATTCCCGTGCTATAATACGCATCAGAAGGCCTGCCATGTCCGACACAAATTCTTCTCCCTTTGCCGCGACTACCGCTCTGGAAACGCTTGTTCCCGGCGACGAAGACTTTGCTGTCCGCACCATGGCTGCGGCCCCTGCGCCTCGGTCGCTGGCCTCCTCTCAAATTGCTGACTACATGGCCCGACTTGTACGGGCGGCTGCCCAAGGAGACGCGGAAGCCGCTGCCCTGCTCAATGCAATTCGGGCAGCAGGCGGCCCCTCCCGCGTCTTTCAGCAGGCCGGTGCGGCTGACCCCGCGCTTCGCTCCGACATTACAGCCCTGCTTGGCGCCCCCGCTTCCCTTCCTGCTCCTGCTACCGGCGCACTCGACACCCTGTCCCGCGTTTACACGCCGCCGGCACCCGGATCGTTCGATCCCCTCACTGCCTCGATCAGCGGCAACATCCCCTCCTTCTTCGGCTACCGCCAGCGCGTCACTCCCCAGCCCGACTTCGGCGGCGGTGGTGGCGGCGACGGTGATGGCGGCGGCGGCGGAACTGGTGGCGGAGGCGGTGGCGGCGGTGGTGGCACTGGCGGAGGTGGCGGAGGCGGTACTGGCGGCGGCACTGGCGGCGGTGGCACGGGCGGGGGCGGATCTGGCGGTGGCACTGGCACCGATACCGGTGGCGGCGGCGGTGGAGATGGTGGCGGTGGAACCGGCGGAGGTGGCGGAGGTGGCGGTGCAGGCGGTGCAGGAACCGGCACCGGTACGGGTACGGGTGCAGGCGGCACTGGCACCGGTGCAGGAACTGGAACTGGAACTGGCGCTGGTACGGGTACGGGTACGGGCGCAGGAGCGGGCACCGGCACTGGCACGGGCGCAGGCGGCGCTGGCACCGGTACGGGAGCCACTGGCGGCACGGGCGGCGGTGCGCTCGACACTCTTCCCGTAACGACACCTACTACCACGCCGACCCCCGACCAAGCCGTCTCCCCCTCCGAACCAGTTTCTGATGGCGGCGGCGGCGGGCAAGCCGATACAGGCCTATCTGGTCTGCCCGGCGGCACTGCCGGTGAAACCCCTCCTTCCGACACCGTCGCAACCACGGGCGGCGCGGCAACTGCAACCGGCGGTGCTACCGGTGGTGCTACAGGCGCTGCTGGCGACACAACGGATATGGGCGCGCTCGCTGACATCGCCAATGCCCAAGCCTCCCAAGCGGCTGCCAATCAGCAGGCCACTGTTACCAGTCCCAATCAAAATGTCGCCGCGCAGAATGTTACCACGGCTGCCCCTGCGGCTACTACGCAACCTGCAACAACGCCGCCTGAACCCGCTGTGACACCGCCGGCACAAACTCCTCCCGCGCTTACGGAGTTTGAAGTAGTATTTGAGGCTCCCCGGTCAACCACGCAACCGGCTACATCACCAGAAGATGTGGACCTGGGCGCTCTTGCCGACATTGCCAATGCTCAAGCCTCCGCTCCCTCTCGTAACATGAACGTGGAGCAGGCTCAATACAGCGTTAATCAGACTATGCAAAATGCTTACGAGCAGGCCGCTACCGCTGTAGCTGTGGCACAATCTCTTTTTGACGAT